TATGTTGAGCCGTGAGGTTGACATAGTTGGTGTTAACGCAGTGACAAGACGCAGACCATCATTCCCTACCGCTAAGTTATTGGTTAAGAGTGAGGATGAGAAGGGTATCCGGCATCATTGGTCTAATGTTGATTCACGCGGCAAAGAAGGTATTGAGGTCGTTACTGCTGTTGGATTTGGTGCGGTACTGATCCGTAAGAAAGTATTTGAAACACTGACAGCGCCGTGGTTTGACGCTGGATGGGGGCCAACAGGTGTTGTGGGTGAAGATGTGTTCTTCTGTGTAAAAGCTGGTGATGCAGGTATTGATACCTATGTTGACCATGAGCTTTCTATGCACATTAAACACGTTGGCACACATGAATACAGTTGGGATGACGTGGATGATAAAGCCTTGAGGGGCGACAATGGCACTGACTAGCTACTCTGACTTAACTAGCACCATCTCCAGCTATCTAGCTCGTAGTGATTTAGATAGCATTATTCCCACGTTTGTAGCACTTGCAGAGCAGCGTTTGCGTAGAGAGTTGCGTATTCGTCAGATGCTGGTGGTTGCCCAGGCTACTACTACAGGCGGGGATTCTACTGTTGGTTTGCCTAGTGATTACCTAGAGATGCGCGACATTCACATTGTTGGCAATCCTAATGGTGTTCTTGTCTACGATACGCCTAACCTGTTTTATAAAAAGACTCTCTCGACAGAATCAGGACAACCTAAACGCTACACGGTACTAGCTTCTGAGTTGCAATTGGGGCCAGTACCTGATGGTGCTTATCTCCTGCAAATGCTGTACTACTCGCAACCAGCCTTTCTAAGCGCAACTAACGCAAGTAATACATTCTTAGCTTACTGTCCTGACGCATTGCTTTACGCTGCACTAGGTGAGGCTGAACCGTATCTAATGAATGATGCAAGGCTGCAAACTTGGGGTACTTTGTACGAAAGAGCTATTTCAGCTATTTCTATCGCAGATGATTCTGGTGAATATAGTGGACAACCAATGTCCATGTCTTTTAATTAAGGAAATATTATGGCTGAAATGTCTAACTACCTAGAGAACGCATTAATCAATGTGACTCTACGTGCAACTTCTTACACGGCTCCTGCGGCTGTATACGTCGGTTTATATACTACTGATCCTACTGACGCTAATACCGGCACAGAAGTCTCTGGTGGCTCTTATGCGCGTGTTGCTGTGACGATGGGTGCGCCTAGTGATGGCGTGTCTACGAATAGCGCTGCTGTGACGTTTCCTACTGCAACTGACACATGGGGAACTGTAGGATGGATTGGTATTCTTGATGCTTCTACTAGCGGTAATTTGCTTTACCATACGCCACTAGATGCGTCTAAATCGATTACTGCTGGCGATATTTTTACGATTGCAATTGGTAATTTGTCAGTTACTTTGGGGTAAATTATGGCTCTGGTTATTGCTGATAGGGTTCGTGAAACATCGACCACTACAGGTACTGGTACGCTGACTTTGGCTGGCGCTGTACCTGGGTTTCAAACATTTAGTACCGCTATTGGCAATACTAATACTTGCTATTACACTATTGTTAATGGTTCTGAGTGGGAAGTGGGTTTAGGTACTGTTGCTGCTGGTACATTAGCCCGCACCACGGTACTAAAATCATCTAATGCTGGCTCCGCTGTTGATTTTAGCGCAGGTAGTAAAGACGTATTTGCTACGTATCCTGCTGATAGAGCAGTGTTGACTGATCTTTCTCAAACGCTTACGTCTAAAACGCTTACATCTCCAACATTGACTACTCCAGTTTTGGGTACGCCTAGCTCTGGAAATTTAACATCTTGTACAGCAGATGGAACAAATAAGGTTGGATATCAAAATATCCCGCTATCAGGCATTAAGACAGCAAGCTACACCCTTGTTGCTGGTGATGTAGGTAAGTTTGTTGAGCTTGGTACTTCCGGCACAATTGTTGTTCCTGCCTCTGTGTTCACAACAGGCGATGTAATCAGTATTTTTAACAACACATCAGCGTCTATCTCTTGCACTTGTTCTGCGGTAACAACCGTTTACAAGGGCGGCACAAATGCGGATATTGCTTCTTTTAGCGTAACTACACGGGGCGTAGCTACTATTCTGTTTATCACTGCCACAGTCGCTGTGGTCACGGGTAATTTAGCATGAGCGGGATTATGCTTAATGTGGTGGGGGGTAGCTTTGCGCCATCTGTGCCAACTGTCATAGGTGAAGCCTTTGGTGGTGGTTATTACGCGGGGCAAATTGGCGTATCTAGTGTAGCAACGCATTATTTGATTGTTGGCCCAAGATCTTCCGCTGACACTAATGGTCTAGCGTGGAAAACAACTGGTACAACAACCGCTGGAACATCTTCTGAAATTGATGGGCCGGCGAATAGCGCAGCAATGAACAATGCAAGCCACCCTGCCGCACAATTCTGCGAAGGATTAACAATTGGCGGTTTTTCTGATTGGTATATGCCAGCTAAAAACGAACTTGAAATTTGTTATTTTAATTTAAAAGGAATAGGCGCTTATCCTGCAAACGCTGCGGGTTCTGGCGTAAATCCTAACGCTGTACCAGCAAGAGCTAGTTCTTACACGGCGGGATCACCTGCTCAAACGTCAGCTACAATTTTTCAAGCGCCAAGCGGGGCGCAGCGGTTTACCGCTACCGCAGGTGCTGGTAGTTCTTATTGGTCTAGTACACAATATTCTGCAACCGCTGGAACGGTTCAAAGTTTTTATTACGGCGGCGCACAAAGCTCAGCAGGAAAAACATACACAAATAGGTCAGTTCGCGCTGTTCGGCGTATAGCTGTTTAAGGAAACACAATATGAAATACATTTGCGTAACCGAAGTTGACCACAACACACGCATCCCTTGCACGGTAGAGCCGCAGCGCACAGGCCCATCCATGCCAGCGGTTAAGGAGCTGCAAGTCGTCTGGCAGGATAAGTCCACATGGCCTGTAGAGTTAGCCTCTGACGGTACTTACCTAAGAGCGCCAAAATATTATGGCACTTGTGATGACGACGCTGATACGACCATTGCTGGTGTGCTAGAAGTCCTAACAGAAGCCGCATGGAATGAGCGCAGGATTGTAGAGCATGAGGCTACTAAGCCTTACCCGTCATGGATTGGGTACTTGGATACAATGACTTGGAGCGCCCCTGTAGCCCGTCCTGTTGACGCTATTGTGAACGGTGGTAATGTTGCATACCAGTGGGATGAGGAAACACTTAGTTGGGTTGCACAAGCGTGAAAGAGTTTTATTTCATCTCTGGTTTGCCAAGGTCAGGTTCAACCCTACTGTCGGCTATTTTGCGCCAGAACCCTGAGTTTTACGCAGACATATCTTCCCCTGTGCAAGGATTGGTTACTTCTGCAATTAACGTCATTACAGGCAGCGAAAGCAACCATCTGATTGATGAAGAAAGACGTAAGCATATTTTTCGATCCACGTTTAACGCTTACTACGAGGCGGTAGAGCCAACCACAGTATTTGACACAAGCAGAGGTTGGACGTCCAAGACATCCTTGCTAAAAGCCTTGTACCCACAGACAAAGATCATCTGCTGTGTAAGAGATATACCTTGGATATTAGACAGCTTTGAGCGCATATCTGCAAAGAATACTTTATGGAACGCGACGTTGACTGATGACGAGGCAAACCAGACCGTTACGACGCGCTGCGATGCGATGATGGACGTTAAGAAGGAAGGTCAGGTTGTTAAGCCTTACTACTTCTTAGAAGAAGGGCTGTTGCTAAACCCTGACATGATTCAACTAGTTGAGTACGAAGATTTGTGTAAAAACCCTGAAATTATTATGCGTGAGATTTATGCGTTTTTGGGTAAACCTTATTTTGACCACAATTTTAAAAATGTAGAATATGAGAACGAAGTGTATGACAAGGCGTTGAACATGAAAAGCTTGCATACGGTTCGCAAAGAGATAACGTGGCAGCAAAGACCATCAATCCTACCTAGATCGGTGTGGGATAAGTATTCTGGTAAAGAGTTTTGGAGAAAGAGCGAACCTGCTAAGTTGATGACGATTAAGTTTAAGCAATGAAGGTACTTATTTGCGGACTGCCTGGTTCTGGTAAGACTACATTAGCAGAAGCATTAGCAAGAGAGCTTCAATGTGTACATTTTAATGCTGACGAAGTTCGTAAAGAGATTAATAAAGATTTAGGTTTTAGCGTTGAACATAGGATAGAACAGGCTAGGCGTATGGGTATATTATGCGACATAGCGAGTCGGTGGGGGTCGGTAGTGCTTGCAGACTTTGTATGCCCTACGCCTGAGACAAGGACTGCGTTTGGCGCTGACTTCACGATATGGGTAGACCGTATCAAAGAAGGAAGGTTTGAGGATACTAATAAGCTGTTTGTTCCTCCCAAAGATTGCGATATACGAATTACTGGCAAATTTGATTCATGCTTTCCTAGCCATCATGCAGATGAAATAGCTACGCAGATTAAGAAAATGTTAAAGATTTAAGGAATAATAATGCTTGGATTTTACGCGCTATCTACTGCTGCAATATCAAGCCCAGGGCCATCTACATATAGTGGTGAAGCTGCGATTACTGGTACTGCGACAATAACTGCACAAGGTAGCGGTATATTTACTGGCGCTGGTGTTATTGTAGGTACTGCTACGGTATCAGTAAATGGTGGCGTTATTGTCGGTGCTACCGCTGCTGTTAATGCGCTTGCTACTGTATCCGGTACTGCTAATGCAACTTACTCTGGCGCTGCTGCAATAAGCTCTACGGCTACTGTCACTGTGGTTGGTGCAATTATTGGTGAGGAATGGTCAGATGTATCTCCATCAACAAATACATGGACAATAATCTAAATGGCTCAGACTAAAATTGTATTTGCCGAATGGTTGCCAGACCAGCCTGGAGTTACTGGTGCGCTTACAGAAGCTAAGAACTGTATACCTGTGACTAATGGCTATGAGCCAATGCTTGGAGAAGCAGACTTGAGTGGTAGTGCAGGTCAAACGCTGCTGACAGCCTTTGCTGGCAAGTATGCACAAACATCTACTCTCTTTGCTGCTGGTGCTACACAGGTCTTTAAATACGATGACTCTACTCGCGCATTAAATGCAATGACCACCACTGGTTATACTACTGTTGAGTATTGGGATGCAGCACAATTTGGTGATGTAATGTTGCTATCCAATGGCGTTAGCAAGATACAAGCAGTTGATCTAAATACTTCTAATTACTTCGTAGATGTGGCTGCTGCTGCGCCTACTGCCAAGTACATTACGATAGTACGAGACTTTGTTGTAGCTGCGAATGAAACTGACTTTGAAAACAAAGTTTACTGGTCTGACATTAACGACGAGTCTAACTGGACACCTAGCTCAACAAGTCAATCAGATAGCCAGGTAATTGCTGATGGCGGTGACATCATGGGCTTGGCTGGTGGTGAGTATGGCTTGGTTTTGCTTGAAAAAGCTATTTACCGCATGACTTATATTGGTAGTCCGTTATTCTTTCAGTTTGATGCTATCTCGCGTGGTATTGGCTGCTTATCTAATGGCAGTATCTCTCAATACAATGGCTTAACTTACTTTTTAGCTAATGATGGGTTTTATG